TGGTCCTAATTTAATTCTGTTGGATAGTAAGAAGGGTCGCTGGGATTTTCCGGAGTTGAAGCAGATAGCGTTGGACGAGTATAGATTTTGGGACCCCGACACCGTCATAGTGGAGGCGAAAGCGAGCGGTACCCCTCTGACTCAGGAGATGAGAAATATGGGGATTCCGGTTGTTAACTTCACGCCATCTAGGGGTAATGATAAGGTGACTAGGGTTCACGCGGTATCGCCATTATTTGAAGCTGGGATGGTGTGGGTCCCTGACACTATTTGGGCGGATGAGTTAGTTGAGGAGGTTGCGGCATTTCCAAATGGTGAGCATGACGATTTGGTTGATAGCATGACACAGGCTTTGATGCGTTATCGTCAGGGCAATTTTGTTCAGTTGCCCTCAGATGATTGGGAAGATGAGCAGAACTCTGGTAGGATGCAGGTATATTATTGAACAATAATTGCGAGTCGCACTGATGGCTGAACCCTCCTATTCCCAGAACGTAGACACTGTGACGGTTTCTGCGGGTCCCTTATATAATTCAGATGAGGCGGTTGTCTTTGCGCGGCCCGCGGGTCCCTTATATAATTCAAATAACCCAGATCGCATGGCTTTTGATGCTTACATGTCTGAAAACTACCCGGACCAGATGCAGGGCAGTAATTATTTTGATGCATTAGATACGGCTTCTGTAAGTGGCATGAACCCGCTTGATGTCTATCAGGCCATGTCCTTGGGCGATTCGGAGGCCGCGGTTGAGATAGGTAAGAGGTCGGGTTATGCCCTTCCGGTCGATATGCAGAGGGTGACTAGCCTGAGTACGGGCGACAAAAGGGCTAGCACCCCCGGGCTGTATTTTCCTGAAATAGTTGGAGACAGAAGTTTTTCGGAAATAAGAGGAAGAGGTTTAAGACGACCCGATTTTTTCCCCGCCGAGAATCAGATGAAGTCCATCTATGACAGTATGTCAGAATACGAGGCCGCTTTTGGTAATAGCCCTACGCCCAATATTGTCAACAATCCAGAGATGTTTACGGAGGGCGATCAGATATTTACGATAGGGCCGGGTGGCATGGACCCTCAAACACTGGCTCACGAGTTTTACCACCGCTCTGGGGTTAGAGAAGAAAAGCCCATCTACACAATGTCTGTCATAAACGCTCAAACGCCCTTAGAGTATAAACAAGCGTTGATGGTCTATGCGGGAAAATATCGTAAGGACTTGTTGAACGACTCTGGGAATATGGAAGACGGTATCACTCCCCGCAACTATCAGACATATTTAAAATTGCAGTATGGCGAAGACACCGAGCTACCTTCCGGGTTAGAAAAAAACGTGCTACTGGACATCACCGAGCGGCCCTATAGAAGTCGTGGAGGGCTCGCATACGGTGGTCTGAACGCTAACAAGTCGGTCCCTTCTCAAATGGTTTTTGAAGAGTTTGCTCAAGGCAAGCGCGGTCCTCGAAATGAAGATACGCAAGATACCATTATGGGTGGTATAGCAGATTTTTTTGGTTTAAAAGACACACCTACTAAGGTAGAGCTTTTAGACGACCTTTATGAAATGCGTGTTACCGACAGCATTTTTGGTAAGCGTCGAGCGGAGCTACTCACAGAGCCTTCTTTTCTTGTGGGGGAACTTGCTGGCGAGCCTGATTACGGCTACGACACCGATTACTTTATGAAGGATTCCACAGCTAACCCCGAAAACCTTCCATTTAATAAGCTCATGCGTACCGCCGAGCCGAGGACATTGATCAACCGGGATTATGCCGAGGCTAACCCAGACCTTGTGGAGTATCAACGCAATGTTCCACAAATCACTGAAGAAGAGATAATGGAGCGATTTCTTGACCTTAGAGCCTCCAAAAAGACGGGTTATACGGGGGATCGACAAAGACTCAGAGATCAAGGTCTAAAGAGCTTAAACATAGAACAAGAGAATGTTCCACGTGGAACATCTGAGGACGGAATAGGTGAGATTATGAACAGACCACGGACCACGGCCCCTGAAAACAGCAGGAAAAACGCGGCTACCGCTAAAATTATGCGTCAGGCCGGACTTCCTGTAAAATCAGAAAGAGATGCCTCCGACATTGAACCGGAGATATTAAAGCAATTAGACGCTATAATGGGCCGTTCTTCGGAGGAATAATAGATGGCTAATGAGATAAAAGGTGTAGGTTCTTTGATGGATAACAATATTCCATCTCAGATTTACCCAGATGACTTAGATGCGGAAGTGCAGTTAGAGATCATGGATTTGGGTGAGCCCCTAGTACGAAACTCAGACATTGAAGGCTCCCCTGAGATAGAGATTATTCAGGAAGACGACGGCGGTGTCACAATAGATTTTGATCCGCAGGACGAGCGCGGCGTTAGCGATGACTTTTACGCTAACTTAGCAGAAGAGATGCCGGACCGAGAGCTTGCCGCTATTGCGAGCGAGCTTCTAGATCAGTTTGATTCTAACAAAGCCAGCCGTCAGGACTGGGAAGAGACTTACGCCAATGGCCTAGAGTTGCTTGGCTTTAACTACGAGGAGCGCGAGCAACCCTTCCGTGGCGCGTCGGGCGTGACTCACCCACTATTGGCCGAGGCCGCTACACAATTCCAAGCGCAAGCCTTTAACGAGCTTCTACCCGCTACGGGTCCCGTCAAAACAGTTTCCTTGGGTAAGGACACACGTGCTAAGAAAGATCAGGCGAAGCGTGTTCAGACCTTTATGAATTACTACATTACGAATGTAATGGAAGATTACACCCCGGATATGGACCAGATGTTGTTTTATCTGCCCTTGGCCGGAAGTACCTTTAAGAAGGTTTATTACGATGAGACTCTGGGCCGTGCGGTAAGTAAGTTTATCCCTGCTGAGAATCTCGTGGTTCCTTATGAGACTTCTGATTTAGACACCTGTCCTAACATTACTCAAGTTGTACGCATGTCGTTGAATGATCTGCGTAAGAAGCAGTATGCCGGTCAGTATTTGGATATAGATGTCTTGCCTTCACAGGGCGAGTTAGGTTCTGTACGTAAAGAAATCAACTATTTGGATGGTCTTGAGCCGTCTAACATTGATTACGATTGCACTCTTTTAGAAGTACATGCTGACTTAGAGATTGAGGGCTACGAAGAATTAGACGATGACGGTGAGCCTATCGGCATTAAGGTTCCTTATCTGGTTACTATTTCCCAAGATAACGGACAGATACTATCTATACGTAGAAACTATCGGGAAGATGACGAGTTAAAGAAGAAGATACAATATTTTGTTCATTACAAGTTCTTGCCCGGTTTTGGTTTCTACGGCCTTGGTTTGATCCACACTATTGGTGGTTTGTCTCGCACAGCTACTTCTGCACTACGTCAGCTTATCGATGCCGGTACTCTGTCTAACCTCCCAGCAGGATTCAAGGCCCGCGGCCTACGGATCAGGGACGACGATGAGCCTCTACAGCCCGGTGAGTTTAGGGATGTTGATGCACCCGGTGGTGCGATCCGAGACAGCTTGATGCCGTTACCGTTTAAGGGACCGGATCAGACGCTGTATCAATTGTTAGGTTTTGTCGTTCAGGCCGGTCAGCGGTTCGCTACTATCACCGATATGAAGGTGGGCGACGGTAATCAGCAGGCGGCAGTTGGAACTACAATAGCGATGCTTGAGCAGGGCTCGCGTGTAATGAGTGCGGTGCATAAGCGTCTGCATTATGCCATGCGTGTTGAGTTTAAGATTCTGGCCCGAGTTATGGGTGAGAGTCTCCCAGCGGAGTATCCATTTGAGGTTGCAGGTGCTGACGGCACCGTTATGGCTACGGACTTTGATTCGCGGGTCGATATCATACCGGTAAGTAACCCGAACATCTTTAGTCAGGCGCAACGCATTGCTCTTGCTCAGAGTAAGCTACAGCTTGCTACTGCGGCACCAGAGCTACATAACTTGCACGAAGTTTATCGTGACATGTATGAAGCGATGGGCGTGACTGATTTAGATCGGATTATGAAGGCTACTCCCGACCCACGGCCCATGGACCCTGCACAAGAGAACATTAACGCTCTTGATATGTTGGAGTTACAGGCTTTTGAAGGTCAGGACCATCAGGCCCACATTATGGCTCACTTGGTATTTGGTAACACGCCTATGGTTGGTCAATTGCCTCCAGTTGCGATAACATTGCAGAAACACGTGATGGAGCATATCCAGATTGCGGCTAAAGAGCAGGCTTCGGTAGCTTACATGCAGAAGGTTATGGGCAACCAAGGCGCGCCAGCTACTCCGGAGGAGATGTTGGAGATGGAGGCCATGACGGCACAATACATTGCGGAAGGTATGCAACAACTCAAGCAACTGTCTGAGCAGATAGCAACAGGCGGACAAGAGCAAGGTCCGGACCCATTGATTGCACTGAAGCAACAGGAGCTAGAACTTAAAGCTCAGTCTGAACAGGCTGACGCACAGATTGACCAGACCAAGGTCCAACTCGACGCGCAGGCGCTTGAGATGCGTAACCGCCAGTTTGGCGAAAGGATTGAGGCACAAAAAGCGCAGACAACGGCTCGTATTGATGCCGCAAGAGAGCGCGAATTTATTAAACAGCAGGGGAATTAAGATGAAAGGTAAAGTAAGCATTGTAACTAACACTCCAAAGGCGGCTCCAAAGGCTACTACTTACGCTGATATTAAAGGTCAAGGCCGTATTCCTTATGGCAAGACTGCTGACGTAAAGATACCTACTACTATGACTCGCATGACTGCTCGCGGCATGGGTGCCGCTGTTAAGGGCGGCGGTTACATGGGTTGTAAGTAACGTGCCATTTAACATAGACTTGTCTAGCCTTCCTAATTTCCCACCTAACTGGGCCGAAATGACCGATGTAGAGAAAACGGCGTGGTTTAGAGAAAGGGCGGGTATAGCGGGTGGCGGTACCAATAACTCGGACGGTATTCCCCCCGCAGTCGGTAACGTAGATGATGGTCGTACTGGCACTACTGGCACTACTGGCACTACTGGCACTACTGGCACTACTGGCACTACTGGCACTACTGGCACTACTTCACAGGTAGATTCGGGATTAGGTTCTTTATTTGTAGGTCAGGATGGTAAGACCGTTTACAACACTGACGGTCGATTAGTCGGTAATCAGGGTACTGGCGGACCCTTGTTCGATTTGGACTCGGACGGAGACGGAGTACCAGACGGCTATTCTTACAATAGCTACTCAGAAGGTCAGTCAAACACCGCCTTATTTGCTTGGCAACCCGCTACGGATGGTTCAGGACAAGGGATATTTAAGTACACCGATCCTGAAACGGGTAGAGAAACTTTAGTAAATCCCGGTCAGAAACTACCGGGTACGGGATATGGCGCAGACGCTAGGTTTGCCCCAGTTGGTCCCAACGGAGAAGATTACGGTTTTTACGATAGCGAAGGTCGTGCGCAATACGATGAGTTTGGTAGGTCAATTGTCTCTGAAACGGGTAAGCAAGACCCCGAGATGGGTGCCGCTATTCGTAACATGGATACCAGCAACCTAGACCCACTTAGGCAGTACTCTGCTACTCGCCCTGATGATCCCCGAAACATCAATCCAAGGTCTCAATATGGGCTACGGTTTCAAGACCCTAACGCACCAAAAGAGACTAGTTCTGTACCAGAAGCCCCCGAGCCTTACGTTCCCCCGGTTTATGACCCCGTCTTCCCCGAGTACGCTACTAAGCCGGGTGGAACACCTATTTCTCCGGTTGCACCACAGGCAAACCCTTTCTTGACAAAGCCTAGCTCCATCGATTATGGGTATGGTGATGACAATATGCCTCCCGGGTTTAAATCTACGTCAACAGGAATGGTTACACAGCAGTTGGTTAGCTACATTAACCCTAAAACAGGCGATAAATGGACTGCTTCTAATGGTGGCAACTACGACATGCCCGAGGGTTGGGAAGTAGATAAAACGGGTCAAATGCAAGATGACGGTACTGCGCTTCAGTATCAGCCACCTAAAGCGTCTGTTCAGCCTGTCAACGCAATAGCACCTCCGCCGGTAAGTCCTTTTGCTACTCCAATAGCACCTCCGCCGGTAAGTCCTTTTGCTACTCCAATAGCACCTCCGGTGCAGGCCA